AGTTCCATAGTTATCCAAGGTCCATGTTCCGGGTTTAATTACGTAGTCTCCAGAAGCCGGGTTTCCCCATCCAACATAGTCAGATGAATTGGTTACCGTCGCGCCATTCGCGTGGATAGCCGCCGTCGTGTTCCGTACTTCTCGCGTTACGCCGGTTAAAGTATTACCATCAATTCCTGTATATGAAATTTCTTCTGTTCCAATTTGAATATATGAAGTTCCTGAGTCTGGGAACAAAGAAGCATCTGTCAGGACGATCGTTCCTGTGGAAGCATTGATGCCTCCGTTTAAAGTTGTTGTATATTCACCGGCCACGGTACCACCCCATTGACCAACACTCCATCCGTCTCCACCTAATTGTTTAGCGGGTCCGACTGAATAATATTGAAAATAAGTTATGCCTCCAGAAGTGGTGGCTCCTGAACCAGTTTCTGCACTTGGCATTGTAATCGTAATAGTTGCTCCTGTAGGAACACTTGTGACCATAAATCTTTTGTCACAAAAATCAGAAGCTCCAAAGTTAGAACCTGTAATAGAACTAAAAGTTGAAGTTCCTCCAAAGAGGATAATATCTCCTTTTGAAAAACCATGATCTGATCCAAACGTAATTGTTACAGCTGTATCATCATTCGTTGTACTGAAAGCACTCGTGATAGCTGTGCCTGATGGATTAACTAAAGGGTGAATGTCATAGAACACACCTCCAGAATATACATATAAAATTCTATTCGTTCCGATAGCGGAGTACTTAACTTGATTACTGTTTACAAAATGGTGAAGAGCTCTGGATGCTCCTGTTAAATATTCTTCTCCTAACTGAGCCCAGCCGCCTATTTTTTCTGGTGTTGAATACCTGAAGCGTACATTATCTCCTCCAATCCACTGTCCCTCAGCAGTTGTAGGGGTAACTTGTTTATTAAATCCAGGTAAAAATCCTATCTTTTGTAGCATACGAAAATCCTTGCATTGAAAATATACTATATTTGCGGTGAGTTCAACCTAGTTTGCTAACTTAGGTATACCGAGAATAGGTCTTTTATCATATAAATTGGTTTTTGCAAAGGGGCCATTAGCGTGGTTATAGTGTAGAAATACTTGACCACAGAGTTTACCTTGGAATGGTTCTCTCCAATGTTCTAATTCACAACCAGAATAAATAATCATATCTCCTGGGCCTAAAGTATAGGGAATACCTTTGGGGGCATTAGGTTTATGAATACCTTTATATTCATCAATAACATTACTAGATCCTGTGGGGTCTATAAATATAGGCCAGGGATCTCCACCTAAATTAAGAGTGGTTGATATCTCACAGCTTGGTCTATCCTTATGCCTTTGTAAGATATTACCTGTTCTATATAATCTGCAATAAGCATAGGTAGGAATTAATTTTAATCCCGTTTTCTTTTCCATTACAGGAATAGTCTTAATAAGTAATGTTTCCATTAAACGATCAGCATATTTTGAATAAGAGTTTGGAACCTGGTGGTCTTTAAAACTACCTATTAAAGGGTTTTTTTCATGACTATTCCCACTCTGTAGTAACCAAAAATCCCCTTCGGCGGACAACTGTAAATAACGATAAGCTATGTCACATACCTCTTTGGATACCGCTCCTTTAATAAGTTGATATTTATCTTTTTTAAATGTAGGCATCGACTACTTTTTGATATTCGGGAGGCATAATAGTATCAATTCTTCCGTGTTCATCTCTTCTAATTTGTAATTGATCTTTTAATTTAAATAAAGATCTAATCTCATCATCTGTTTTTAATTCTCTTCCTTCTAAATTAAATGTTTCTGGAGTCCAAATATTAACAATAATAGGTATTTCCTTAATACCTAATGCTTTAGCAACAGCCATTCTATTGTTGCCCACAATTATTTTAATTATGGGTCCGTAATCATGATTATATTCAGCATAAACAGGTTCGAGGATACCGTGTTTTTTAATAGAAGCTGTTAAACTATCTTTAAATTTTTTTTCTGCAGAAGTATAAAATTCTTTTCTATTCAGAAAGTGAATTTGATCAATAGGTAGCTTTTTGTAAATGAGTTTGGTTTTCATCATTAGGGGTTTGAATAAAATTAAAGGATACAGATACTCTTAAACTTTTATCTCCTTTGGCTTTAGTGTTATTTTCTTCTACACCATGGGGAACCCATGCTGGAAACATAATACATCTTCCTTCAATTGCTGGAATCTTAGTTACTCTCCATAAAGGTCTTGGGAGATTAGGTACCCTTCTTGGTAAATGAATATTAGCTCCCGGTCTTGGATCTTCTAGCCATAAACATCCTGAATCTTTAGGTACTTGAATATAATACACTCCGGAAAAATCTGAGTTAGGATGAATATGATATTTATTATAAGCGTTAGGCGGATTAATATTTGCCCACATATTACCTAACCCTACTTTAGGTTCCATTCCATAATCTTTAAAAATTTCATTCATCATAACAAAAAGATGAGCACATAAAGGTTTGTATTCAGGTTTTTCATTCATGTTAGTTGGACTATGCCATCCACCCCCTGAATTAGTTTTTTCTAAAGTTTTATCTTTTTTAGACCAATCTTTTATAAGTTTAAAAAGATGTTTATTCAAATTTTTAGAATCAGGAAAGTCCTTATGATAAATAGGTGTTGGCCACATTAAATCTCTTTTAAGCATTATCTTAAAGGTGGTCCTCCAAACCACATAACCAGAGATCGTCTTACTCCTTTTTTAACAGGTGCTACTCTGTGTCGTAAGAATGATGCAAAGAAAATAGCTTGACCTTGTTTTAAGTCATCAGCTTTTTTACCCTTATCCATAAATTCTAATTCTCCTCCTTTAAAGTCTGAAGGATCAGAAAGTAAACACGTCATTGATATTTTTCTAACGGTTGGTTCATGAGCAAAATTAGTATCGGAATCCATATGCCAATCATAAAATCCGCCTTTAGGGTATTCAGTAAATTGGGCTGGCTCTGATAATTCCATGCCATTAAAACCAAAATGATTTGAATTAGTTCTAAGCATAGTACTTTCAATTGTTTGATACATCTCAGGCATATTTTTAAACGGAATCCAACTAATAGTAGTAACTCGTTTTTTAGTATCGTGAATCCCATCTTTCTTTCCTCCACCTACTTTAGCTTGTTCTGGTTTTAAAGAATGCCCCATATCAATAATCATTTTACATTGCTTAGGTGTAAACATGGGTTGGCTTGTAATAGCCATATAAGATTTCCAACGCGGTTCAAGTCTAGTTGTCATTTTGTTGTTTCTGATGCTGTTCTTGATGCTATTGGATTATAATCTACATCAACATTACAAACTAATGTTCTACGTTTTTCTTTAGTTCCATTAAATGGATATACACAGTGACGCATGTCGTAAGGAAAAACATAAAAATCCCCTAGTTTAACCTCTGGTGAATAATCTGTTTTAGCAAATTGACCTGCAGCTGATCCTGAAATTTGAAGTCTCCCATTCATGGGTTTTGATTCTGCTGAATACTCTACCCCATAGTCAGATGGAAGTTTCATAATCATAACCGAAGAAAGACCTGTATATAGTTTTCCTTGATGGATATGAATAGGATTGTATTCTCCAGCTTTCATTTCGTTAACCCAAATAGAATTAATATCCATTCTATGATCCTGAATTTTATTCCAATCTAAATAATGTTTAAATATAGAATAAAACCATTTTAATAAATCAATTGATAAAAAATTATGTTGGTGCATTTTATCGGTGTTGGGACCTGAGTAATGAAGAGAAACTTCATCTTGAATTTTACCTACTAATTGTTTGTTAGCTTTAGGTAATTCTTTTTTTCTTTTTTCGTAAATCTCTTGAAGACCTGCAAAAATTTCTACAGGGGTTTTATATTTTAAAACCGTCTGACCTAAATAGACGAAATCAAAATCCATACTTATTTCCTTTTAAGTTGCTTCGGCGCCTTGCTGTCGAGGGATAGTTTTTTTTCTTGAATATTTTTTTCTAGAGCTTCTAATTGACCTAGAACATTAAACACTTCAGGTTGTGAAGTACCGGGAGTAATCGTTTTCTTTTGTTCTTGTAGTCTTAATAAATAAGAATTGGCTTGGTGAGTGTCCACATCTTTATCATCAAAAGAGCCATCATGAAATTCTTTTTTAAGTTTAGACCATGTTGCAACTTCTCTCATTCTATGTTTAGCAACTAATTCCATACTTGCCTTACCATATAATTTTTCTTCAAGTTCAACTTGTTTCAGTTTTCTCTCTAATGGATCCTTCTCTTTCTTAATATCTCTTTTTAATTTTTCTATTTCAACTTCATTTTTTCTAGCGTCAAATGATAGATGAACTAAATTTTCAAAGTGTGTATTCTGTTCTCTAACAGACTGCCAATACTTAGCAGCGTTGGTTGGATATTTATTATCGGATAATACAGAAAATCTCATTTCGGTCTCTGTTCTAAACATCTGTTTCTTCATCCAAGTATCTTGGAGTTCAGGTATAAGTTTTTTAAATTGTTGAACGTCTTTTTTATCTAAGATATTAGTTAAATACTTAGACTCGGTCTCAAGTTTAGTTGTTATATTACGTTTTTCTTTTGACATGTTTTGTCTCCTTTTTTATTTCTAGTCTCTTTATATACCTTTCTATAGAAAGGTCAACTACGAAGTTGTTACTGTAACTATTGTTTTTTCTGCAACAAACTCTTCTACTGCGTTTGTTCCTGCACCGTAACCTCCAGCTGCTAATGCACTTGCGGCCGAACTGATTCCACCGGTACCTTGGGTTGAGTTTCTACCTGTTCCTAGATCAGCTAATTCCGTCCAACTTGTTCCATTCCAATATTCATTATTAGCTTTTTCTCCTGGCGCACCTCCCCAAACAAGAGCTTCTGTATTACTTGCTCCACCACCACGAAGCCCATACCTAGCTGTGTTCAAATCATTGACTTCTGTCCATGCAGTACCATTAAATTTTTCTGTTTTAGCTGAAAGACTAGGTTCTTCACCACCACAAAAAATAGCTGAAGTAGAAGTTCCAGAACCGTTTCCATCACCCCTTCCTGTATTAACATCTGCTATTTCTGTCCAAGCCGTTCCATTCCATTCTTCAACTTGTTCATTAGGTGAAGTTGGAGCATATGATGATATATCTAAACCCGCTGTTCCCGATCCACACCCTGCACCTTTTATATGAGTGCTATTCGTTCCCGCTACTTCCGTCCAAGAAGTTCCGTCAAAAGTTTCAGTTCTTTGACCAGATCCAGGACCTTCTCCACCTGTGTTCACGGCCGCTGTTGCTGTTCCTATTCCAAGTCCAGATATATAATTTGCTGGTTGATTTAAATCATTTAATTCAGTCCAAGATGAGCCATTCCAAAGTTCTGTGTTTGCGTAAAGCACTGCCGGAGGATTTGAAAAACCCCCATAAATAAGATTGTTTGTTGCAGTTCCTACTCCTGCTCCAATACCTCTGGCCGTATTAATATTTGTTTGACTTGCCCAAGCTCCTCCTGGTACTCCGGCACCTTTTTCATAACCTTTTAAAGCATACGTACTGTTATTATACCACATTTGACCTTCGACTAAATGGGGGACAGCTATAGGTGCATAAGTCCATTCTTCAGTGGCCTGCATCTCTGCGGCAGGTGGTCCATAACCACCAGCAGCAATGGCATCGGTTTGAGTACCTGATCCACTACCAGAAAGATTTCTATTAGTTACCATGTCTCCTACTTCAGTCCATGAAGTACCATCAAAATTTTGTGTTGGCATTGCGCCTCCTGGCGGATTTCTTCCAAAAATAATAGAAGCAGTGGTTGTTCCAGCCGCTCCTGATCCTGCCGTACCTGTAACCAAATTAGCTGACATTTCTGTCCAAGAAGTTCCATTCCAGCTTTCTACAGCTGTACTGTCATCGCCGCCTATATTTAAAGCAGCTGTACTTGTTCCTGAACCGCCTTGATTTTTTCTTGCCGTATTTAAATCTCCAACTTCTGTAAAAGAAGACCCATTGTAAGTTTCAGTATATGCTTGATTGGGTCCTGGGTTATCTCCTCCACCAAATACTATTGAAGCCGTAAGAGCTGTTCCTGCTCCTGCTCCCTGACGTCTTGCATTATTCATTGTTCCACCGTTAGTCCAACTTGATCCATCGAACTCAAAACCATAAGGATTAATAGGGGCTCCGCTTGTACCTGTAGAACCACCAGCTACTAATAAAGAGGTAGTACTACCCCCACTTTCACCCAAACGTGTAGTACCTGGCGTATCACCAGTTTCTGTCCATGCTGAACCGTTGTAAGTTTCTGTGTATGATCTAGCTGCTGGAGCAGGTGCATCAAAACCACCAGCCACCACTGCAGAGGTGCTAATTCCAGTAGTTCCCATTCTACCTTGTCCTCTGGGATTATTTAAATTTGCACCACTAGCCCAACTTCCACCAGAAAGAACTGGATCAGTACTTAATGATTGAATTGTAAATCCTTTATATCCTTTGTAATTTGCCATATTAACTTACCGTAATTGTTTTGTTTGTTAAACCTGTTGCTCCCCATTCTTCACATAAATTTGCTGTGTTTTCACTAGGTGAAGCTGTTGGATCATATCCTCCAAATGCCAATCCTCCTGTAGCTGCTGCATTAGCTGTTCCTTGACCTGATGCTCTCGATGTAGACATTTCAGTAACATCTGTCCATGATGAGCCATCCCAAGAGCCCGCAGATCTCATATTAGCAGCGGTATCTGTTCCTGGGGGTAATCCACCGCAAGCTATTGCTAAAGTGGAAGTTCCAAATCCTGAGTTTGCATAAGTATTTGTAGCTAAAGCTCCTTTAGATGACCAACTTGTACCATCCCATTCTTCAGTTTGATTTGGATAAGGGGAAGATCCAGCAGGATCTCCACCAATTGCTAAAGCGGCGGTTGTTATTCCTACTCCACACACAAGTTGTCTTCCTTGATTTAAATTATTAACTTCTGTCCATGCAGTTCCGTTATAAATTTCAGTATTATTGTAATTAGGGGGATGACCTCCAGCACACATTCCTGCTGTTTGAGATGCTCCCATCCCTGCGCCAGCATGTCTGCCTGTATTCATATCTCCACCTTCTGTCCAGTTA